GTCGCTGGCACAACAACTGCGGATGCTGAATATGTATAATGAGTCAAGTTACGACCCTTACATGTGGTATTGGGTTATTGGCGACGACAGCACTAGAGCCTGGTCTAGTGCCATGGGGGACTATGTCACATCATGGCCGGCCGATCGCGTGACACGCATCGCCAGTGAGGCCGAGTTGACGGACGTGCTGCGGCCCTATGGATTAGTGCTACCGGCGCCTACGTTAGAGGACTATGCGGCGGCGATACAGAAACATCTCGATGCCGTTGCTGCGGCTCGACAATACGATGGCGCTGACAGATTGTGCACCTATGCGCAAAGTGCTGTCACAGCTTGGAAAAACGATGCTGCAAATTTTATCACATGGCGTGATCAAGTGTGGCAGTACGTATTTACTCAGCAGGCTGCCGTATTATCCGGCGCTAGGGCCCAACCGAGTATTCAAACCCTGCTTGCCGAACTTCCCTCTATTACATGGAATACTTAAATGATCAATAAAGAGGGCCTTCATATCGTTGCCGCGCGGTGGCCGTAAGTGCTCCTATTGCTGTCCACCCGGCGCGTTCGCCAAAATCGTTTCGAGCGACACGCCGTTGCGTCTCTCGTCGTCGCGGATCATCTGACGCCCGGATGGCTCGTCGTAGAAGTAATGGATGCGCACGGAGCCATCCGCCCCGCGACGAACCTGCACGATCCGCCCACGCTGCGCGGTGCAGTATCGCAGCTCAATCGGCTCATCGAATGAGGCGATGTCCTGCACCACGTCAGCTACCAGGCTCTCGCCGGTATCGCTATCGTAGATGTCCATTCTGCGGTCCATCCTGGCTCTCCTTATGATGTCTGCCGCAGCACGCGGCGCTTATTGCCCAAATCGCCGAACAGGTGGCAAGAATTGACGAATTGACGGCACAGATTGTTGCAGCGAGCCCGCACTAAGTATTGACGTATCGGGTCACTGCACATAATGTCGGCAGTAGAAACATCACAATAAGGTGCGCACATGGCTGATCTGTTTGCAACAACGTCGCCGGGCATCGCCGGACCCTCCTTTATTTATCGACTAGCACGCCGCGCTCGCGAAGGAGCTTCAGAGATGCACGTGCCTCGAGCCATGGCCCCTGATGCTCCTCGTAGTCGTAGGCGCCACCCGGCCACTTAGCTCTGTCCTGATCTCGATACTGCCGCATGCGCTCATCACGGAGCACTGCGGCAAGCTCCGTCTCAATGTCGTCCACCGGCATGCTCCTTATTCTTGCTCGCCTACGAACATCCGATGCAGAACGCCGCCGCTCGGCACGGTTTCGACAATCGCTGTCCTGGTCTCGCCGTAGCGTCGCCCGCGTTCGATGATCTCCCGGCACGACTCGCAGTAGTACGACCCGATGCCGCCGACCTCTAGCCGCGACGACGCGGGGCGGCAGCACATCTCCGTGGCACACTGCTGATGGCAGTCCGGCGCATCGCTCCACATCGTACGCTCCCTTAGTTGTTAGCCAATTCGATCAGCACGTCGGCGTGACATGGATCACCCGGCTTGCACCAGCAGGCAAGGTCATGCCCACGCAACTCCGGCAGTCGCGACCGCAACGCATCCGCCGTTTCTCCTTGCGACGCCATCATCTCGCGGAAGCAGGCCACGGCATCGGCGGCAGTCGGAACCGCGATGTATCCGTGTGCACCGCCAACGCGCGTCCCCGGCTTGATGTCCGGGCGCACCGAGAACGGGTTGCCCCAGATCGTTCCGCGCGTCACAGCAATGGCGCCATCCGGCATCCTCCACCCCTTGCTGCGCTTGCGTTGGATGCGGATCGGCATCGGCGGCCTCCTATTGCTGAATGGTTTCGACGAGCACGACACTCGGACGGTACATTTCGAGGTAGCCGGTCCAGTCCGCACCTGTCATACGCTTCTCGCTCAGCGCCTCGCGCTCGTCGGCATACCGGACCGGCACGCCAATCGCCTTCAGCGCGATCTCAATCTCGCCAGCAATAGCGCTCTTGCCGCAACCTACAGGTCCGCTCACCGTCACAGTGATCTCGCTCACAGCATGCTCCCACTGTTGAATCAGTTGATCGATAGCCGCTCGGCGTTCTGTCGGATCGACTCCGCCAGCGCGAGCGCTGTGTTCTTGTCCAGACCAAGCCACGCAACGGGCTTCCCGAACTCGACGCGCACCACACCGTTACGCGGATCGGCGGCGATAGCCATGCGCAACCCTCCCTGGTCGTCTTCATTGAGCCGGCCTTGCGGGAAGTCGCCCGTGGCACCGGCAAGGCGCTTGTTCCACGGCTGGAACGACAACAGGTCGTCGATGCTCGGCCACGTTCCGTCAAACGTCAGCGCGCGATCATCGATCGAGATCATCGCCGCTGGCTTCTCAGTAGTGAAGCGGACATCCTCCAGCCCTGGCCCCGCCGGGCTCTCGTACCAAATGCCGTCGGCATGATGCTTCAGCCACGCCGTCATAGCAGCGATGCCGCCGGGCTGATTGGACCGGCTGCTGAAGACAACGACATCGAAGTGATTGAGCGCCCCCAACAAGAACGCGAGCGCTCCCTCGACAGGCGGATCAGGGATCACATCTGCGCCCTTCCACCCGCTCGTATAGCTGTGGATCACGCCGTCGAAGTCCATGCAGAGTATCGGCTTTCTCTTCGTCATTTCAGTGCTCCTCATGTTCTACGCCGCTTCGAGCGGCACTCGTCTCGCAACGCTTGTACCGTCTTCGCATCGAAGTACTTGTACACCGCCTGCCGCGATGAGCAGCCGAAGTGCTCAGCGACTTGCGCCACCGTCCACCCTTTTCGAAACAGGTCAGCCGCCTCGCTCACGATGACGCGGCGAGGCGCCCCGAACTGCACGCCGTTCTCCCTGGCCACAGCCATTCCGGTGCGCGTGCGTTCCGCAATCAGGTCGCGCTCAAACTGCGCCACGGCACCGAGCACGGCGAGCAAGAGCTGACCGACGATTGTGTCCGTCTCAATTGCTTCGGTGAGCGAGCGCAGCTTCACGCCGCGAGCTTCCAAGTCCTTGACCTTGGTGAGCAGATCAAGCGTCGAGCGCGCCAGCCGGTCGAGCCGCCACACGACAAGCGTGTCACCGGCAACGCAATCCTTCCAGGCGCGATCTAGGCCGGGGCGCCGCTTGGCGCGAGCCGAGAGCGTGTCCATGTGGGTGTTGTCGGGATGCACGCCGACCTCACGGAGCTTGGCGAGCTGCATCGCGAGGTCTTGATCGTCGGTCGATACGCGCGCGTAACCGACCATTCGCCCGGCGGGGCGCTGTTCAGGGGCACGTTGCGGATGCTTTGGCGATCGGCTCATGCACAATTTGTTACACGACTTAGTTGACAACGTCAATAGCATCGTCTAGGTTACGAACATCAGACGGGAGACACGGCCATGACGACGAAGGTTGAGACGCAAGGCCCGTACTACCTGACCGAAGTGGTCAACCGCCGTAACGGCATCCAGTACGGGACGAAGCTGATTAAGGTGAAGCCCAAGACGATCAAAAAGGCGGCGGCCTAACGGCCCCTCCCCAGCTCTACAGAGAAAGGCCCGTCATGTCGCATAAGTCAGAGACGCCGTGTCCCGGCTGCGGTGAAGTCGGCTTTCACACGGAGTACATGGGCGCCGAAGGCAAGCGCATGAAGGAGACGGGAGAGTGCTTCTCGTGTGCCTTTTGGGAAATCCGCCTTGCAACCACCAACCCGGACCGCCTTGTCATTAACGGCTGGACGTACAGCGTAGGCGCAGAGCCGACAGACGAACAGCGCCGCAGCGGCCGTACCGTGTTCCTAGGTATGGCGGGGAGGCGCTTTGACATCGAACTGGCTGACGGGCGGCGGTTCACGACGCACAATCTTTGGAGCGGTGGGGAGATACCGACGCGCTACCGCGATCGCCTTCCCGACAACGCTGCGTTCGTCAACGGTTCGCGCGAGAAGGCCGGAGACATCACTTGTTGGAACCCGGCGGACCCTAGATCAGAGAAGTACCCGACATACCGCGAATTGATGCGCTCAGCGCGATAGCAACGAAAGGGCCGGAACGATGGACCGACATCAACTCGAAGTCGTGCGTATCTGAGATTTCAACAGAGAGCCACCATCATGCACATCGCAGGACGAGAGAAGATGAAGAGCGGCTTCCGCGACGCGGAACATCGCATGGTCCACCACGGCGGCAGCTTCGAGCACTTCCCGGCGCATGCCTGGGCGCAGCTCGGCAACCGCTATTTGTCGATCGAGATGGGCGACGACACGACGCCCGCTCAGCTTGTCGCCAAGTGCGAGGCGATGCTCCGCAACGGCGCCGGTTGGCGCATTCAGCAATAGGGCCGGGCGCTATGAAGATCAGCGACGCGCAATTCTCCGTCCTGCACACGCTGCGGGAGTCCGGCCCGAAGACGGCAACGGAGGTAATTCTCCCGCCGTCTATGGACGGCACGCGCAAGACGAAACTCGAATGGAACGTGGCGACCGGCCTGACGCTAGCAAAGCTCGAAGCTGCCGGTTTGGTGGTTGTAGCCCGAGAGCCGCTGCCGCGCGTTAAGAACGCTGTCGGCCGGTATGGGCACCCGCGCCGGAGCCTCACTATTTCCATCACCGACAAGGGGCGCCTAGCGCTCGATGTCGCGTCGGGAAACTAGACAACGAAATGCCCGCAAATTGACCGCGAGTCTAGAAATCCACCCCCGCCACTGGCAGCAGTGCTACGCGCGACCTGAATTGACAGGCTGGACCGGAGGGAACGCTGGTTGAGGGGTGCTCGGGTCGTAGGAACGGCCGGCCCAGTTGCACAGCCCGTCAAAACGGCATAGGGTCTACCCTGTTTTGCGACCCAGGTGCGACCCAGCCCCGTTTAGCGTAATAAGATAATGGATCAAAACACTAGCGAAATCAACAGCTTGCCCCTGTGGCGGAACGGTAGACGCGGCAGACTCAAAATCTGTGACATATGGTATTTGCTGGTAGCCGGGCGACTAGACTTTACATGTTTTTAATAGTAAATTTGTTCCCGAGTTGAGTTAAAGCCTACCAAAAATTGAGCGACCCAGGTGCGACCCAGCGCCTAACCCGCGACCCAGGTGCGACCCAGCAATTGACTTGGGCGCAACAGCAACCCGAATTTAGCTCAAGGCGCCGGCCATGACCGCAGTCAAGCTCACGCATGCTACGGCTCGCGACACACCCGGCCCCGCGGTCATCCGCGACCATGAAGTGTTGGGCCTGCAACTCAGAATTCGGCCGGCGGGCCGCTCTTGGTTTTTATGGTATCGCACGCGTGCCGGCATCGAGCGGCGCCCGAAGCTCGGCACATACCCCGAGATGAGCTTGGCGCGGGCGCGCGAAGTCGCGCGTGATCTCAAAGAGCGGATTGCACGCGGCGAAGACCCAAGCCAGGGCTGGGCCGAACAGCGGGCCGCGCCGACTATGGCCGAGCTGTGCGACCGATATCTAGCTGAGTGGGCGCCCCGGCATAAAGCGCCGCAATCCGTTGAGGAGGACCGGAAGCTAGTTATAGCGCACGTCAAGCCGGGGCTCGGGTCCGCCCGCGTGGCTGATCTCGACAAGCCCGCCGTCGAGCGGTTTCTTGATGACGTGCGAGCGAGGCGGTTCGTCGGCGGCAGAGGCACGGCGCCGGGTGCCGCGAACCACACCCGCGCGCTGTTGTCAAAGATGCTCAATCTGGCGATGACAGACTACGGCTGGCGCTCGCATGCAGACGGCAACCCGGTTAAGGGTACCATAAAATTTCAACTGCCGAAGCGCCGACGCAAAGCCGAGCCTGACGAGCTGCGGCGCGTCCTAGCGGAAATCGACGCACTAGCCGCGGATTATCCCGGCCATGCCGCGGCTCTGATGTGCCTGTTCGTCACCGGGCTCCGCCCCGGCGAGGTGTTAGGCGCGACGTGGGGCGACTTCGACGGCGCCCGCTTGGTATTCCGGGCGCACAAGACCAGCAGATACATCGGCGACAAAATCGTGCCGCTCCCCGCGGGCATCCTCGCCACGATATCGGCAATGCCTCAGGGCCGCGCTGATGACCGGCTGTTCGGCAAAATTGATTTGCGCTGGGCATGGGCTCGCATTCGTGCGGCTACCGGATGCCACGACCTGCAAATGCGAGACGCGCGGCGCACCTTCGCCAGCTACGCACTCAGCGCCGGGTTGACGCTAGATCAGATCGGCGACCTATTTGGGCACACAACAACGGCAACGACACGCGGCTATAGTTGGATGCTGCAGGGCGCACGAGAGACCGTCGCCGAGCGAGCTGCGGAGCGAATCTTGAGCGAGGCCAAAGGCGATGTCTGACGAGTATCGAGCTAACGCAGAGCTGAATTGCCGGGTTAGAGCAGTCAGCTATAACTTCGCGCTGAGGAGCGGCATCGTAGAAACCGACCCGAATGAGTTTGTTGATTTGGCCCGCGCCGTGCAGCTTTTCTCTAAGCTAGATAGCGACGTGAGGTATATAGCCGTGTTCGGGAGCGGCGAGCTTAGAATCGCTTATGCTAAGCTCGCTGGGCATTGGTCGGTAATTATGCCGGCGCGCGGCGTGAATTAGCTTTTCTGCGGTTTCTATGACGATTTTTCGCGGCAGACTTAGCTGGCGCCGCACGTAGGGCCGAGAGCACCGCGGCGCCGGCCTCGATGTCGCTAAACGCAAGGATGCGCCCCGCCGGATCACTGGCGCGCGGATTGAGGATCGTGAGGATTGCCGCGCCGCTCTGCGCCGACTGATAGCCGTTCACGATCGCGTGCATATCGTGGTATTTGTAACCGCGGACTCGAATGATTGTCGGCACCTTGTGCCTGCCAGCAATTTCGAATTGCTGGATTGTCCAGTCATGTTTGTGCCCGCACACAAACAAATCACCGTCGGAGGCCATTCGTGCAGCTTTGCTTGGACCATGGCCGATATTCCACTGCGAAGTTCCCGGAAAATCGTGCGCAGCATGACACTTGATCTCCTGCCCGCCTGGAAACACGAACTTTATCTGAGCTTCCCATTCGCGCATTAGTACGCCGTTGCGGTTCATAAGCTGCAAAATGTCCCCGCCACTTTCCCAGGCGTCATGATTTCCGAGCAGCCACACAATCCAATTCACACCAGACTCGGCCAGGAACCATTTCGCAAGGCGGCGCGCGGTGTGACGACTCGTGTCTTGATCGGCGTAGAGCCGCATGAGTCGGCCGACCCAGTTGTTAGTCGTGTCGCCGATGTTGGCGCCATAGAGTCCGGGCACGGTATTGCAAAGCTCGACGTGGCGCTCTAGCAGCGGCCAGTTGCACGAGTCATCGTCAAGGTGCGGGTCGCCGAACCACAAGATTCCTACCGGCTTGTCGTCTGAAATCGCAATAGGGCGCCACGCATCGGCGGCACGTGATGCTGCGGCCATTTCGAATCGGCGCCGGCATTGCGCTCTGATCTCTGCGATTGGTAGCTCGATCGTGTTCGGCGCTGCGACCAGCTCTTTGCGCAGCCGGCCACGGAAAGTGTTGCGGGGCATACCAGCGGCACGAGCTGCCGCACTGATACTGCCATGCTCCTCTAGGAGCGCCGTCGCGTTAAATGCCATTGTAAGACCGCGACATGCCGGGCGCACTCAGCCGACGTTCCACTTGCTCTAGCCGGTACGTCAGCAATTGCTGGTCAGCCTGTATGCGCCCGATCAGCGGCTGCTGAGAACCCGTTACAATGTACGTGATGCCGGCAACAAGCATCGCGACCACCGCACCCGCGGACGCGGCAAGGCTGATTAGCCGGCCCATATCTGTTTTCGGCGTGGTGCGGATAGTGGCCGCGAGATCGGTCAATTGCCTCTCAATCTTGCCGCTGCTCTCTGACTGCGCTTTGCTGACTTCGGCTAGCTCGCGCACGCTTGTCGTCAGCGATGCCAACTCTCTGTCGATAGCGGATAGCCGCCGGTCATGGTCATGCAGAGCACGCGAGACGTTTGTTGACTCATCGGCCATCGACTGCGCACTCCCCTCAGCGCTTGCTGGTCTTTGTCGGCTTGCGCGCCGCGTCTGCTCTGATCTTTGCAATGGCTTCATCGGCACGCGCGTTCGCCCTTTCGACTGCGGCTTTGATAGCAACGTCAGCACGTGTGTTAGCTCCGCGGATGGCACTCGCGATTTTGTCAGCGTGCCTCACGTCGGCCATTCTGCCGCCGGCCGCGAGACCAACAAGGCCGAAAACGAGTGCAGCAATCAGCGGATTTTTGAGGCTTTCCAGAACACCCGGAATAATGCCGATAAGCGCGGCGACGATGCCGCCGGCATCTGCGGCAACGGTGCGGCCGACACCGAGAAACACCTTCGCGAGTTCAAGCGCAACGCCCATCGCGCCGAACCCGACAACAGGCAAAAACCCCGCAGCCTGCGAAGGCACTGCGGCGCCGGCCGCGAGTCTGAGCGCGGCAAGGTTGCGCCACGCCACAATGCAGAAATCGAGAGCGATAGCCGCAACAACGGCGACGCCGATCCAGTAGAACATCTCAACCAACCTTTCCGTTTGCATGCGCGTCAATTCGGGCATAAAGCGCCAGCACGACGCCGAGTATGACGCACGCCAGCCCGGCCCACTTGACGTTGACACTCAAAAGCGCGGCTCCGCGTTCGATAAGTGATTGGTTCGCTTCGGCCTGCGTGACGATATCCGGGATGCCAGCGGCGAAGTCGAACAGGAACGCGATAAATGCGCCGATCTTGATATAGAGCAACCCAAGCAGTGTCCGCGAGCCGCTGAGCGATGTATTCGCTTTTGGGCTTTCCATCGACATATCGGACTCGCGAGCTGGTGCGATGGTGCCGTCGATTTCGGTCAACCGCTTGAGCACTGCCATCGTGCCGCTCTGCTTGTCCCACTCGTGTTTGTCAAATACGCGATCGGCCACGTATTTGCCGCCCTTATAGTGCTGCGTACCCGACCACAGGTAGGGCGACGGGCACCGGCCGCGGTATCCCCAACCGTTGAATTTCTCTAACTCATAGGCGATGCGCTCAAGCGTCCATCGCTTAATCGACGCGAGTCCATCGAGCCGAAGCGCGTCTTCGGCGGAATAAGCCCAGTCGAACGGCGGCGTACCGGTTTTCGGCCGGCCAGCGGGCACGTGATACGTTCGTTGGGTCAGCGGGTCGCCGTTGTGCAGGTGCGTGTCGAAATTGCATGTAGACTCGCGGCCATGGATCAGCCCGACGACATACCAAGGAACGCCAGTGGCGGATTCGACAACCTGATATCGCGCTTTGCCGGCGGCGATCCGTTTCGCCATGGCGTCAACGTCGCGAGCCTTAGACTCGACGATTTCAATCGAGTCCCAAAGACGGGCGTATTCGTCGGATACGTGGGCAAATGCTGGCATTTGTGCGCTCAAACAGTTGATGCGTGCCGACACTATCCCCGTTTTAATTCAAAGTCAATTTTTACTCAATGCCCTGTTGACCAATGAGCCTGTATGTGCCAATGTGCAGCGTCCCACTTTGGGCGTTTCCTCCCCTCGATGACTGGCCCGACCCCTAAAAAGGTCGGGCTTTTTCTTTATACCACTTCATGCTTCGGCGCGTAGGCAACTAGCACTTTGCGCTGCTTGCGAGTTTCGAGCGCTAGCGTCACGCCGTCTAGCGTAACGGGCCGCTCAAAAATCGTCTCGATCTGTGCTTTAAGCGCGGGTGCGCCTTGCGCGTCAAAATATGGGTCGAGAGTCAACGCCAACACCGCGTCGGCAAGAGATAGTCCGTTATCGCCAGCGTTGAGAGCTGCAGTGCTCAGCGTGCGGTGGTATGCGTCTCGCGTCGCGTGCATCGCCCCTTCGGCGTCCCACAACTCAAACGCTGGCACGCGCGATGCCGGGATGACATAACCGTCAGCCCGCACACGGCTGTTGCCCGCGTTGACTGACACTCGCTTGAAAAATTTGGTGTGCCGGCCTGGCTCGCTGTAGTTGCCTTTCGCGCGGTCAAATCGGATGAGCCAATCAGCTAGCGACTCGCTGATACCGTACAGCGCGCAATCGTCGGCGCTGGGCCGCGTCAACGTAAACGATGACCGGAAGCCGGCGACCAGCGCGCCAGCGCCGCGGGCTGTGAACATATTGCCGGCACCACCTCCGCTACCGTCGATCGGGGGCTTGCGGCTATGGTGTACAACAAGCACTGCGGAATCCGTACCTCGGGCAAGGCCGCGAACCGCGGACATGACTTTTGCCATATCCCCGTTTGAGTTTTCGTCACCATCATGCATCTCGACAAGCGGGTCAAATATGACGAGCCCGACGTTTTGCGCAGTGACGTACTGCCGGAATTTCTCGAATTGCGTTGTGAGCTGCAACCGGCGCTGTGCGTTAACGCCGAGAATCTTAAAGCCAGCGTCCCGTGCCGAAAACCATTTCACCCGGCCCTGCAACTTTCGGTGGTCCCATCCGTGATGCCGGCAGATCGCCAGCATACGTTGCCGTTGCGTGCGTGTGTCGTCCTCCAACTGGACAATAGCGACACTGGTTGGTGCACCAATAAAATCAAACCCGAACGCGGTTAGATCGCCGCGGGCGCAACCGACTGCGAGCCCAAGCGCGAATAGCGATTTGCCGATGCCGGGCTCAGCCACAAGGCCCGTCAAATGCCCACGCTCTAGCACGTCTTGCACAAGCCAAGACTCCGGCTCAGTGTCCTCTAGCTCGATGTTGAAATCAACGTCTTCCATAAATATTGGGTCAGTGTCGGGCAGCTCCGAGTCCGCAATAGGTGGCAGATCGGCAGCCGTCGAGGCACAGCCGGGCATGCGTTTTCCGTGAACCCAGGCGTTGCCGGCCAACTTCTCGATGTCGCTATCTGGAAGTGGCGGAACATTGCGGTTGTTCCAATGCTCTAGCATCAGCTCCGCGATTGTGTGCTCCGACAGTCCAAAATCTTTAAGCGTGCAGGCCACAACATACGCGCTGACATTTCGCGAGCCTTGCTCGGCTGGCGCATGCTCGCGGCAATAATCCACGCCGCGGCGCACGGCGATATCCGTATCAAGCTCCCCTCTGAATACCTGCTTGTCGCGTTCGGCTTGATAGCCGGGCGGATGCAAATATGCCTTCAACGTTTCGGGTACGGGTACAGGGTCCGCGTCGTTGACCAGCACGTACAGATTGCCGGCGACGTTGCAGCCGGGGCCGACGACATAACCGCCCGTCGCGCGCACGTCGAGCCCAGGCGCGATCGGCGCTTGCCCCCATCCGGCTCCGACGAAATACCTGTGCTCGCCACCGTTGCCAGAAACAACCGTCATTGTCGGAGGCAACCCGAGCAGCTTCGCTTGCGCGAAGCCGTTGACACCATTTTTAGCGTCGATGTCGAGCACGGCTAATCCGTCCGTGCTCACGCCAAAATTCATGTCAGGCCGCTCGGCGAACCAACGGCTAATCCGATCGGTGTCGATCGTGGCGACCGACACACCTTCCCCTGCGTAAGGCTTTTTTGAGCCAGGGCGCAGCGGGAAAATGCGCAACCCTTTGGAGGCTAGCGACAGCGCGACATCACGACGGCTCATAGCACCCTCGATTGGTGTTAGGCGACTTTTTGGATAAACTCGTGCTTTGTCGTCGGAACAACCATAATCCCGGATTGGCCTGTAGTGGTCACACTCAGAATTTCGATAGGCATCGACGATTCGCGGAGCCTCTTGCGCAAATCGAAAACATACGCAGCCAGCGTGTTCGCAGCCGGCATTGTTTCCTCGGTGCGGTCTTCGAATATCGCGGCGTGCAACGCATCAGTGGCGAGCGCCCGCGGATATGCGTCGATAAGGTGCTCTAAGATTTGCATCTGCGTCGGACGCAACCTGCACGTCGTCTCGCCAGCGCGGACGATGTTATCCGCGAAGATGAATTCAACGCCGATTTCGTAAATCGGGGAACCGCAGTGAGGGCACAGGCTCATTTGTGATATCTCATCAATTCGTTGCACTCAACGGCGATTGGCAATCCGCCGGCCCACACTGGCGACGCCCCCATGATCTCGGCGCACTCTGCCACACTGCCGAACCCGGCGGGCACCTCGCACCGCGCCTCATCGTGCACGTGCAGAACAACAGGATATTTTGCGGCTTCAAGGCGCATCATAGCTTCCGCAAGTACGTCACGAGCCGCGGCTTGTGTCGCATTTTCAGAGATCAAGCCCCCATAGCTCTGCACAGGGGCGAATTCATTTTTTCCGCCGTCTTTGTCTTTACCGGCTGCCCAAAACTGTACCACTTGCTGCGGCTCGCCTGTAAATTTGTTTATGACGGTCTCAACGGAGGGCCTAGCATAGCTCATAACGCGTCCGCTCGGAAGTCGCAGATATAAAAAGTGTTCGCCACGCACGAACGAAATCAGCCCCGTCGCTGTTTTGAAAACCTGACCTTTATGCTTCACGGCCGATAACGCGCACTCCTCCATATCACGCCAGAATGCCGTGATGTTCGGGTGCGCTTCTCGCCATGCGTCCACAAGCACGCGAAGCCCAGTGTAAATCTTGGGCGGCAGATCGGCGTGCATGCCGTGTTCGATCTGTAGCCATAGCCGCTTTTTCTCAGCGCGTGCCCATGCGCGCGGGTCCGCAGTCCGCTCGACGACATCGGCAATGGTGGCAAGGTCGGCGTTATAGTTTTTTGCCATACTGCGGAATGACCCAACCCCGCCTTGATAGCCAAATGCAAGCTCCATCACTTTGCCAATTTGCCGGCGGTCATCGTCTTTGCCAATTTCCTCCGGCGGAATGTCGAAGGCGCGAGAATAGGCCAGTTTATAGAGATCAGGGCCGACTTTGAGATCATAATCCCGGAACGCGTCGAGCTTCCATGTTTCGCCGGCTAGCCATGCGAGCACCCGGCCTTCGATATTGGCAAAGTCACCACCAATAAAACGATGCCCCGGCGCCGGGATCAGCATGCCACGGAGGCACCACGACAGCGCGTCCATTGGCTTTGCATAACCTACGTCTATGCAATCCGCGCCATTCGGCTGCCCGAATAGCTCAATGCACTCGGCCGCTTCCTTCGCCGAAAACTTCGGGCGCGGCATGTTGTGCAGTTGTATCAACGACCCAGCCCAGCGCCCGGTTGTCGCGCGATGAAAATTGAACATGCCGCGGACGCGACCGTCTTTGCCGGCGCAGCTCATCATTTTGGATATTTTAGCTGTGCTTGCCTTGCCGGCAGCGGCCCGGAGCTGCAGCACTTCGCGCACAACATCCGGCAAATCTGGCCGCGCAAGTAGGTCCGCGATATCCGCTTTTGTCAGGCTCTCTTGATCAGGCACGTATTGCCGCAGCCATTTCAGGATGCCGCCGACGTTCGTCGCGGCGGCTCCGGTGATAGTGGCCATGCGCGTGTTGAGGCGCTGGGCCTCCACCTTCACAAGCGCTGCCGCTCCGCGCACCGCGGCCGAATCGAGCAGCACACCGCGCTGATTGATTTTCTGATCAAGCAACCACAGCTGGCGTTCGGCGGACGAAAGTGGGCGCAGCCGCTTAGCGGCTTCGCGCTCAACAATCACATCTTGAATGCAGTAGCTATAAAGGCGTTCGAATTTCTCCGGCGAGTCTTCCGGCGTCCACCACACCGGAGACCCATCGTCATTTAATGTGCGGGGCCGCGCTAGCTGCTTCATCACGCGGTTGCCGGTTTCGTCTTTCCGCTCGGGCAAGCCTAATGCTTTCGCCGCGTCTTTCAGCGCACCCGGCAGCGATGCCGCGTATGCCCACGCCATGATGTCGTGAAACTGTTCCGTGCGCGGCTGCGGCCAGTGGGGTTTTGTACGGGCGATAATACCGCGCCAGACTGCATGCTCCTCGAATTGGCTATTCCAAGCGCCGATTTCCCCGCCCTTCGCGACGTAGTCGAGTAGCTCTCGCGGGTCGGGGTCGGACGGTCGCCAGCACAAAGGCGCGCCCCATCCCGGCAACTCATAACTCAAGCAGTGCATATCTGTAGACGGGTGCTGCCCGTACACATATGCGCCTGAAACGCGGAGATCACACGTCGAGTACGTCTCCGCGTCGTGGTGGGCTATATGCACGGGCAGCACCTTTGTTAGGTCGGTCAATTTGTCGGCGCGGCTCAGCCGAAGTCGTAGGCACCACCTCCATTCGAGACGCCGCTATCAGGCTGCCCAAGCAGCACGTCGATGTCGTCCAATCCGTCGATCGGGCCGAAATCTTTTGTCGGGTCCGATGATCCGCCGGAAAGCCGCTCGCCTTCCGCGAATTTCTGGACGTTCTGCAAACCGAAAGCCACGCCTTTCTTCAACTTGCTGTCGTACGCGAACGGCCGCAGCGTCACGAGCGCCCACACGCCCGGATAGAGTGTGTCAGGGTCCGTCAGCTGGGCGCCTGCACGATCGACAACGCCGGGGCGACGCGTCGAAGTGGCGTTGAGAAACAAGCAACCGGCTTCAAACCCGGCAAACTGCTTTTCACTCTGGTCGCGAAACGGGAACGTCAACCGCCGTGACTTCCAGTCCGCTCCGAATTTCTCGGCGGCTGCTGCTTCGGCTTCGCGACGCAAGAGCGAAACGTCGGCGCCGCGTGGAAAAAGCAACGTCACGCCGTACTTTGGCTCTTTGCCTTCCTCCATCGCCTTACCGGGCCGGAAAATGTTAGGAAACGAAAGCCGCACTGGGCACGTCCTGATGTTGCCTGTTGCTTCGATGCGCTGACATGGAAACCGCGCCAGCATAGCCTTGAGTGCATTTTGGTCCATTTGATTTGATGCCTGTTTTGGGGTTGTCGCTTAGATGCTCATAGACGCCTGTTCGCCAGCGGGCCGCTTGCGCGGGCGGCCACGACGAACAGCAACATGCGTGGACTTCCACGTGTCCAGCTCGTTCTGGCTGAACAGCAATCCGCGGCCGATCTTCATGCCGGCCGGAAAACGCTTCTTGGCTCGGTATTTGTAAATCGTGCCTTTCGCGATGCCGCAGTAGACCGCGGCGGCCGCGACGTTGTACGTGTACTCATCCATTGTCTGACTCCTCAAGATTTTCGAACTCTGCATCTGCTGGGGGTGTAACAGCCGCGCGCTTATCAGATGCCGCAACAAGCGCGAAGCCCTGTTTCGGTTCGGCCAAAAACGGCTGCATGAATTCGCCAGCCAGCTTTTTACCGATCAGCTTTTCAAACTGGGCGGGCGAGATAGGCTTGGTTTCGAAAACCGCTGATTCACTCAACCCGTCGAAGTGCCTCAGCGCTTGGCGCATAGCTAGCGTGCCGTCCGCCCACGCGCGGCGCGGGCTTGTCGCCACGAGCTTTCGACCGAGTGGCAGTCGCCCGGCCATAGCTTCAGCCATTGCAAACCTTTCGACAGCGGCAATCCAGGTCTTGAGAATTTCGGCTTGCGCTAGTCGTCGGCCCAGCTCCTCCGCACTCATGGCTATCGGGTTTGGCGCTTCGCCGGTATCTGCAAACTCCGCAGAGGCCGTGCGCTGGGCCTCTGCATATAGTTGCGGGCATGTCGCTGACGCTGGGCAAAACTGGCAGTGGCTTCCCGCGACAAGGGGTGCATTTGGCTGACGCGTAGCTGCGGCACCCGCCTCAAGCACCTTGGCAAATTCAAGCAACTCTGCTGGTGTGCACGTCCATGATTCCGGAGCGCCGTTGCCGCAGCGAGGTTGCACGACGTGCAACGTCACGGATTTCACGGCGCTGCCAAATTCAAGCAGCGCGCCAAGCCCGTAGTACATGAGTTGTGGGTTTCGCTCCGCGAACACCTTGACCCCGGCGCCGTGCTTGTAGTCGAGCACATGCAGCGCGCCGGTACGGCGCTGAAACACAATGGCGTCATTGGTGCCGAAAAGATCGGCGTCGATATCCGCCAACCAAAAACCAGACTCGATGCGCGTTTCACAATCGGCACCGTTGAGCATGCGGACGTGTGTGCAGTACGTTTGCACATGCCGCAATAACTCATGAGTCAGTTTGATATCAGGGAATTCAGGGTGTGTTTTGCCGGCCCACGTCGCGGCGTGTTGACCGCGGCGCAAGCAATCCTCTGCGATCGCGTGGGCACAAGAGCCCTCTCGCGAATATTTGGAGTCCTTGCTAGGGATGCCCGCGCAAAGCGCGACACTGCCGGGGCAGGCTAGCCAGCGCTTGGCGCTGGATGCACCAAGCTTCGAATGAACTTTTGTGTCGGCCATAGATCACGCAGCGGCCATGAGAGTCTTGAACGTGGCGTGCAGCTTCGCGGCGTTGTCGTCGCTCAGCTCCGGATAGCGCGCGGCGCCAAAGCGAGCGAGTTCGGCCCGTACGACATCGGCGCCCATCTTGTTCATCAGCCCGTTGCCCATCGCGCGCAATTCGTCAATCAGCGTTTCGCGTGACGGGGATTCCGCGGTCTTGGCTGGGGGCGGAGGCGCGTCTTCGGCCTTGGCCTTCGGTGCGCGGGTCTTGCGCGGCTCAACAGGCTTCGGCGCCTCCGGTTCGATAACCGGAGTAGAAACAGACTCGACGGCACGCGGTGCTGGCGCTTCCTTGGGCGCCGGCATCGCCAACCCCTTGAGCAGCGCAAACGCCTCCGAGAGCTTGATCATAAATTCTGCGGCGACATCGTGCGCCGGCAGATCGATAGTGAGCGACAGTTGGATCGACATAGTTGCTAGTCCCTCATTGATGACTGTTTGTTGGTGTGAGGGCAGACTAGCTCAGTTTCTACATTAACTCAATATCTCATCAATGAGTTGGCGCTTTTTTCTCAACACGCTGTTGACCGCGCGGTCTATGCTCGTGTCGAGAGTGACCATTTTGACGCTTGTGCTCCGGTGCTGCCCGATGCGCACGATCCTTTTTGCCGCCTGGTCATTGTCTGCCGGAACCCAGCTCGGTTCGACAATCCATAGGTGGTTTGCAGCTGTGAGCGTCAACCCAGTACCAGCCGCACGCATCTGACACACTGCGACGCGGATTTCCGGGGCTTTTTGAAATTGGTCCTTAAGCCGTTTTCGCGCGGCGTCAGGTGTGCCGCCCGTCAGCGCGATCACGCCAAAATCACGCAGCTCGGCGACAATGATATCGATCACGGCGCGATGGATGCCGAATAGCACGATTTTAGCGCTGGGCTCGCTGGTCAGCAGTTCCGCAGCTAGCCGCGCAACGGGCTTAGCCTTCGCCAGCCCGGTGACTCTGCGCAGTGTAGCTAGGTGCGGCGAGTCGATTGCGCTCAGATCGCCAAGCTCAATCGCGCGTTTCAGCTGGGCGCCAGCTGTGCCGGGCACGTGAGCGCTTGAGCAATCTTCTGGTGCAACGACGATTTCGCCCCAGTCGGTCGGCGGCAGCTCAACCGCGTTCGTGCGGCGAAGCATCCATCCGTCGAGCAGCGCGCGAAGACCCGCGGCGTTACGATAGCCAACAACCCTCGGGCCATAAGGCGTCTCGCGCGTCACGCAGAAATCGCCCAAAAAAGAGTAGTAGTCACCACTGTACCGCTGGCCAGTCGCTAGCATTGGGTATAGTTCCCCGACATGATTGGGCGCGGGTGTTCCTGTTAAAAAATAGATCGCCGAAGCGCGATGTACGAGCCCGGATGAGCCGTCGCCCTTTTCGCCGAGTATGGTGGTTGCACGGCGTGTACCGATTGTTTTGAGGTTGTGCGCCTCATCCGCAATCACGATGGCGTTGCGTCGTGCCGCGAGCATACCTGCGACTTCCGGGCGCGATGCTCGGTCGTATGATGCAATAACCACATCAGCCGTTTCCGGAGTTGGCTGTTTTTTGGCGCCGAGCACCGATACACTCCGAGGTACGTCGCCGCAGCGAGCCCATTCGTCGGCCCACTCGGCGCAGAGGATGGCCGGGCATATGACATTAACGCGGGTGCTAGGCGTGGCCTCCGTCGCGGATATGGCTTGGCGGGTGTTATGAGTGCAGTTATACCCGTCAGTTATGTATAGATGGTCTGCGGCACTCACGGATATGCATCGCGTCTCGGTGTACCCGGCCCAATAGATTGCAGTGATGTATTTTCCATGTACGCGTGCAGGCGACCGCCACTGCTGCGCTTTGGCCGGTAGGCTGAATGGGCATTCGTACATGCGGACATTGACTTGCCATTCCGGCGGTTTGCTTTCGTGGGCGCGATCGTACTTGCGAATAATCGCAACCCCTCCGAGCGAGCGCACCAATTCCGCAACGTCGTTGCAGAGCCGGAGCGAGCACGTGTGGAATGTCGTGCGGCCATCAACGGCGCTTCCGTCCGTGTCCATTAGACCACGGAGAAGTTCAAGCCGGTTAGCGGCCGACCCGAGCTTGTACGGTTCCGGGATGAAGCGCTCTTTGCTGCGAACGTTTAGCCTCATATCAGCAACCGCGCGGAGCATGTCGTTGTATTTGTGCCGCGTTCCGCGCACGGCAACTTGTATAGAAGTTCCGTGGCCACGGGGCTTTCCGAGACGGTCAAAGCCAATCAGATCGCCTATTTTATCGTGAATGGCCTGTTTACTCGGCGGCACAGAAAACTGCAGCACGCCGTTCGTCAGTGCGCCGTCACCAATGAGAACCCCCATCAGATAGTGCGGGATAGGGACATGTACGTGAGCAAGTTCGGCGGGACTCATCAGCGGAATGCGCCATTTCGAGGTGCCGTTTCTATACCGCACACCCCGCCGAAGCATTTCGCCGGTTGTTATTGTAGACCAGCCTTTACCCCGCATCCGTCTGTTAGAGTCTTGAACCGACCAAATGTGCTCGGCGCAGCACTCCACCTCGGTGCCATCGGAAAAGTGCACCGAGTATATGTCGCGCTTACCGCGGTCATAAACGCCTAGCACCGAGTGCGTTCGGCCATCGCGTCCGATAATATGCGCGCCTACAGTCAGATCGCCTATCTTACGCCAACCAGCCGGTGTTAGTACGCCAGCGCATAACGGTTGGGCCTTGCCGAGCCCCATCTCATCCGCCAACAAACGACATCGATCGCCCGCAAGATGGGCTGCGCCAATCTGCTGAAACGGATATAGTCTAGGCATGCCGAGCCAGCAGCATTTCGAGCCGCGCCTCCGCGGCGTGTACTTCGCCGCGCAATTCTGCCAGCTCTGCGGCTACGCGCTGCGACCACAGCAGCTCTTGCAGTAACAGCGTCTCACGCATGCGACGCGCGTGCTCGATTGCCTCTGTCAGGTCAGCCACGGCGCACCTGCTGTATTATCGAGCCCAAATATCCGCCGCGCTTAGCGTCTCTGAATGCGGCGCAGACTATGGCGATATCCGCGTCGCACGCAGCCTCATCGCCACGGCAATACGCATCAACAGCCCGAGCCGTTGCGCTGCGCACAAGCCGGACAATGTCCCTCGCGGTTCTTTCACGCGATGTCATGACTGTACCCTCCGCGCCGCGAAAGCAGCGAGCAACGCAGCTTCCGCGCGGCCATCGTCTTTGGAGCGAGCCCAAAGATGGGCGAATTCTGGAAACAACCGGCTTGCGGCGAGCCGGGCGCCGTCTTTGTCTGCTGGCGTGCCCATAGCCTTTTTCCACACTGCCGGCACCACCAAGTTGTAAGGCAAACCGAGTGCGGCACAGATCGCAACGGGCGCGGCTGCGTTGAATCCCTGCATGAACGCACCAGACTGTGAGCCCTTGAGTCCGGGGGGTCGGCCGCTGACATCCTCGATTAGCACGACATCAGGCGCCCCGACTGCAACCCCGGATAGCGCGCCGGCTAGCGCCGCGAGATCAAGGCGGCGACGGCGCTTGCCGGCAACGGTGATGTCTAGCGTCGGCATGTCGATCACGGTTAATTGAGATGCGTGGCCGGCGCGCTGCAACAGCACAGCAATAGCGCCTGATAACCCCGGATCAATGCCGACTAGGTACATGTAACTGCAAGCACATAGGGCGCGAGCACGCACACCGCAGCGACGCTCGATGACATGAGCTGACGCACGGCACCCGGCAGTCCGGGCGGATACGCCAGCGAGCACCATACCGGGCCGATGAGCAGCACGAGCAGCCCGATATCGGCGAAGTCGCGGAGCACCGCAAATCGTGGTGACATGTGCACGCTGAGCCGAATACGTGTGTCGATCAATTGTCTAAGCATGATTTGTCCCCTCGTCTCTTAGGCCAGCGAGCTAGCGCGCTGGCGCAACTAACTGTTTACCATGAGCCGCTATTAGCCGCAACGCGGTGATGACAAAAATCGTACAAATGCGAGCCGCGGCGCCTTGCTATTTTATCCATTTTGTGGAATTTAAATCGAAATCATCTCAACGTGGAGCCTGTATCAAAATGGCACGAACGCGAGTAGCAGAATCGGTGAAATCCCGAGTTGCCGCGGTCCTGGTAGGGCGTACCGCGGCGCGAAAGCCCAAAGTGGAGACCACGGACATGCAAGCCCAGCGAGGGCGGCCACGGCTCGCACCGCTAACCGTCGACCGCGCATGGTTTGTACAGGCACTAAAGCGGAGGAATTTGTCTCAGGGCGAGCTTGCGCGGCTGTTACATAAGGACTCAAGCACGATCACGCACATACTGACCGGTGTTCACCGCGTGAAGCTCGACGACGCGGTGGAGATCGCATCAATCCTCCGCGTTGATATTGCAACTGTGTTGCGCCGGCTCGGGTATGACGTGGCCGCGCATACAGTTACAATTCGCGGCTCGCTCCGCGACTCAGGGCAGATAACCAGCATATCCGCGCGCTCCGGGAGTTCGATCGCCGTGCACGTCCCGCACGCGGCCACATCAGCGATTGTGTGTGAGACCAAGACCGGCCCGCTGGCCGCTTACGATGGCGCGATGATCCTCTATGCGGAGGCCGACGGGCCGGGCAGCTACGTGCCGCCGGATGCAATCGGCCGGCTGTGCATAGTGGAGGCTGCTGACCAAGTGGTGCCGCTTATTGGCACGCTGGTCCGGGGGCCTAACAGGATGTTGCCGCTGACGCTACAGCCTATGGGCGGGGGCGAACCTATGCACCTTCGCGAAGTTTTTCGGGCTATGCCTGTTCTTGCAGTTATCTTCTGACGGAGACCGACAATGCCAATCCTCGAAAAAAGTGAAGCTGACGCTTATGACTTGTATATGACCCCCGAGGAAGTCGCCAACCGACTGCGCCAGTCAACGCAGACGCTGGCGAATTTGCGGGCACGGGGCGAAGGGCTGCCATTCGTAAAGCTTTCAAATGGCGCTATCCGGTACAAGATGGCCGACGTTATCCGGATGGAGCGCGACGGCCTGTGCGGATTTAGTTGGGCAGTGCTCGCGAAGGCAATAGGCCGATTTGGTGAGATCAGCCCCGCCGTCCGCGATCGGCTTATCGCCCATCTCCGGCGGGAGATTGGCCCCGCCGAGTAAACGGGATCACAACCCCGCCATCGGGGTGGGGTGGCGCGGAAATACCATGTGTGCGGGCGTAGGTGGCCCGCGCACGGCGGAATGCCCAGCGGCGCGTCAGATATTCCGCTTTATCAATCCGCCCGAGCGCTAAGCTCTGCGCCGCGGCTAGGTAATAGATGCTCTCACGCTCCATCTCGGATAGCGCGCGCTGCACCTCATCAGGCTCAAATGTCACCATAGTATTGCCTCGCCCAACAACGCTTGCCGGCCCCTAGGCGTCAGCACCGGCCGGCTACCGCCCGGCGACTTTGTCGTGTACTGCCCCACGAGCCCCAGGCGCCGGAGCCGCGCAAGGGCGGCTCGCCGGTCTTCGGCCTCTTGCTCGTCAAAGTACGGCAACGGAAACGCGGGCTTATTCTGCCCTAGCCTATCGAGGATTATGCGATCATCCCGCGATAGCTGGACGTGGCGTGGTGTGCCCATGGCCGGTTACTCCAAAGCAGCACATGCGGCGGACACTAAGCGCCCATAGGCGGACTCAGCACCGTATTTAGCCTCGATGGCGGCGAGTGCAGCAGGCAAGCTGCCCCAAAAACACCCCAATTGGATCGCTGGGCCGTGCGGGTGCGCTACTGCATATCCTATGCGCCGCGCCGAACCTACCGGGCCAAACGATAATATCCCGCGTGCGCTATAGATGTCGGCGCCGCTGAGGTTGGCGTCGCGGAGGTTGGCGTAGCGGAGGTCGGCGCCGCTGAGGTCGGCGTCGCTGAGGCCGGCGCCGCTGAGGTCGGCGCCGCTGAGGTCAGCGCCGCTGAGGTTGGCGACGCTGAGGTTGGCGCCGCTGAGGTTGGCGCCGCTGAGGTTGGCGCCGCTGAGGTTGGCGTAGCGGAGGTTGGCGTAGCGGAGGTTGGCGCCGCTGAGGTTGGCGTAGCGGAGGTTGGCGTAGCGGAGGTTGGCGTCGCAGAGGTTGGCGTCGCGGAGGTTGGCGTCGCAGAGGTTGGCGTCGCGGAGGTTGGCGTCGCGGAGGTTGGCGCGCGAACCGTTCGTGCCACCCGAAAGCCAGGTAGCGTGATCGGTAATTACTTTTTGCAGGTCCATTTGAGTGCTCCTCTTTATCCGTTGACCGTGTAATCAAGGCCGAGCTGTTCGGCAGCATCGAGTGCGGCGGCCTCGAAAGACGGATATCCGCGCTCGATCCGCCAAAGGGCCGGTTCGTGATTCTGAGGGTCATAGTTGATCGCCCAGCACCACGCGTCGCGTGTAGTCTGCCAAACTTCAATACCGGCCTGCTGCAATCGTGTGTGTATTTCGTGGTCCATGTCAACGCATCCTTGATCTCGACTGGTGATGTCGTTGACCTTAAATGCCATCGGTTAACAATTCGTTTCTGAGCCAAACTCGAAAAATCGCTCCGCGGGGTCTTGACAAAAAACGCGCTGCATGGTAGTGATTAGATCGCTTCCTCAGCCCCGCTGACGGGGGCGTCGGGTCTCATCACTACCGCGCTTCAAGAGCCCGCTTCGCGACGCATATGCGTTCAGAGTCCAGATAATCAAATCATAGGTGGAAAATGACCAAGCACCGGAAGACCGGCGGCGCTGTAGTCGCGTGCGTTTTTGTAGATGATTGCGACGCACATCTACTCACCCTGGAGTGGACGTTAACGGTCAATTACGGGCGGCTAGTTGCCCGCACAAAGTTCGTCGGCCCGGACGGGAAGTTAACATCGGTCGCGCTTCACCGCGTCGTTGCGGAAATAAGGTGTTCGAGGCCGTCGCCCGAGCATGTCTTTGTCGAAGCGCTCAACGGTAACAAGCTTGATTGCCGCGCGAGCAATCTCGTTTGGGTAAAGAAGGAAGAAACGCACTACCTCAGATCAGTTGCGGCTGGCGCTCCGGTTGGCGTCAACATTCGAGAGTCAAGCGAGGCGCCTTTCGAACTTCCGCCGGATGCGGGTCTAGGTGACGATGTTGCGGTGCTTAACCAGACGGTCACGCGGTTTAAGGCCGAACGTGAGCGCGGAGTTAACGTCGTATGCAAATCGGCACGAGAGCGCAATCTAGCGGAACTGCGCCAGCAAACCCGGCGCAGAGCACTAGTACTCAAGCGCGTCGAGCTTGATGAAGCGATGGAGGCGGGGCTTTAAGCCCCGAACTTCGCATGCCTAAGTCCTACACAGCAGGTTTCCTTGCTGGCGCGGCTGCCATGGCCGCGACGGCGTTCATCCCGCAAACGGTCGGAGTCGTGTGGCTGTTTGCCTTTGCCTTGGCCCTCGCCGGCGCGGCCTTCACCGCTGGCGCATTTTTCTCAGGGGAATGACCGTGTTCAACCGCATCCTGATTTCAGCCGCGGCGTTGAGTTTTGTTGTACTCGCAAGCTTTGGTGTGACCTTAGCTGCACTCACACTCATTGAGCCGCGCGAGCCTCCGGTTATCCGGCTCAAACCAACCATTGCGCCATTCACAACGCGCGTGATTGAGTATCGCTATTGCTGATTCGCCGGAGGACGCGCACCAGTCAATTAAGGCGAACTGCAGTGCCCCCGTCCGTCCGTAGCTCAATAGCGCCAGACTCAGCAGCGTCGCGAAGTTGAGCATTGAGCCGGCTAGGCGCCGTACCTATTGCGGTCGCCAATTTGCGCTGAGAGCCGACAATCCAACCTTCAGCGATGTGTATCCCATCGGGCGGATTTTCGGCGACTCGCCGGAGCTTGGGTACAAGCGGGTGCGCATCTGGCGTTATCTGTTCGGGAGCGGCTACGGGGGCAGGCTCAGGTGTTTCGGGAGCAGCTACAGCGTCAGGCTTAGGCGCCGCGCCGGCTGAGAATCCGCCGAGCAAGCTTCCCAGCGTCACAATCAGAACCGGCAGCCACGCAGCCAGCTCCGGCCCGATAAGTGCTGATCGCATATCGCCAGCAGCCGGCGCGCTCATTTGAGCGAGCGCGGCGCGTAGGTGGTCCACGTCGGCCCTTAGTGCGTCTCTCCCCTCCGCCGCGGCCAATACGGCCTTGTGGGCTGCGCAGTCGCGCCGGCATGCGGCTAGCCGGCCTTTAGCCTCTATGGTAGGCGGCACATCGGATCGAGCAGCAAGCGCGCGCTCAGCGGTCACAAGGTCGCGGCGCGCTGCCGAAAGCCGTGAGCTGTCGCGATCGGTTGTAAATGATAGTCGAGACTGCTCCGCCGCAGAAAGCCCGTAAGCCGCGAGCACATCATAGCCAAGTGTTGCACATGCAAGCACAACCGCAGCGGCAGCACGCCACCATGCACGAGCGGTTAGTTGCCTAGCCAATACCGAAAGCGCTTGGGTTGTGTAGAGCGCGGAAGCCACAGCGATTGCGACCCAAAAACAACGGCCAACAGGGTCCGGGGATAAGCCCCACGCGAAAATGGTGTTGCTCGCTCCGGCTATTAGGACAAACAGAAACACAGCTATTTTTGCAGTCATACCGATCACCCCTTTTTGTTTCGGAACGCTACCGTTCCGGTATGGCTAATGACCATGAACGGAACGCGTTTTTTAGTCAACAGAACATTGACAAGAACATCGAAGCGGAACAGGCTGTTCTGCGGCGTTTTGTTGGTCGGAACGCCAGAACAGAACGGGGGAAACATGCTTGTTCGCTTTGCCGATTCATACGTTCATTGCGCGCACTGTAACGCGCGATCGGAACGCCTGATTGATGCATGGTCGGGTGCGACCAGCGACAGGCTATCTGGAATATATAGGTGCTATAATTGTCGGAAGCCATCGGTTGTTACGCCAATGTTCGTGATGCGCGGCCCGTTCCGGGTTCCAACGTTTCACGTTTCCTCAGAAAAAGCGTGTGAGGCAAAAATAGCGCGCTTGTATGATCGCATTCGCGAGGGGTATGATTGCGGCGAGGTTGATATTCTCAGCTGCAAACAGGTGGTCAAATGACATACGCACTAGTCGATGGTTGCATGTGGTATCGTATTTATATCAACTCACGCGGAGAGGAGGTCGCACGCGAGCTTGTTTGCGGTGCGGTCCCCGACAAGATTATCCCATTTGAGATACAACTAATGCTGCCCGGCATATGACCGGCAAGCGGCGGCATCCATTTTACAACCGCAAATGGCAGGGGGCACGGGCTGACTATCTGGCACGGCACCCGCTGTGCGTCATGTGTGTTGCCGCAGGTCGGGTCACGCCCGCTACAGTAGTTGACCATGTAAAACCACATAAGGGCGATGCTACGTTGTTTTGGGATCAAAGCAACTGGCAGTCATTGTGCCAGCATCACCACAACAGCACCAAGCAAAGCCAAGATCAGAGCAAGTATAACCATAGTAATACTTGCGATGCCGATGGGTACCCTCTGAATAATACGTGGTGAATACTATACGACATCTACAGTAGTTTTTAGCGCGACACTCAAAAACCAAATCTTTTCATGCACTTACTCGGGGACCGGCGGGCGGGCACGCATTTTCAATTGCGATAGTTTCGCCAGTATATGCAACTGCAAGTAATTGTTGGAATTATTAACGATCAACGATCTATTGACTAAATATCGCGCGCAAGTACATTGCGCTAGGTGAAACAAACAAGGCGTGACAATGGAATATTTTCTGATCGGGCTGCTCTGCGGCTTTGTCGGCATATTTGTTCATAGTGCCATCACTGCGATTCTCAACTGGCTGATCCCGTAATGGGTAGGCGCGGACCAAAGCCTAAGCCGAAAACGCTGCGGTTGCTCGAAGGCAACCCCGGCCGGCTGGCGATCATGCCGGACGATGCCGATATCACGCCGAACATGCCGCCGGTCAAACCCGCCGCGGTATCAATGGACGAGCTGGCATCGCTTGAGTGGGACCGGCTGGTAGCGTGTATGCCGCCGGAATTGTATTCGGCAGCCGACACAGCGGTCATGAGCACATACGCGCTCGCCTGGTCGATGCTCGTCAAGAGTCAGGCGGAAATTGATAACCACGGCGTTGTGGTTACTGAGCGTGTAGAGAAATTCAACGAAGACGGCTCGGGCATGATCCGAGAGCGGCACAGGAAAAACCCGGCAATTGACACATGGAAAACCGCAGCGGAGCAAATCCACCGATGCGCCGACAAGCTGGGGCTAAGCCCTGGCGTAAGAGCGCGGCTACCAAATCCAAAAGCTCAAAGAGAGGCGCCAGCGTCGAAATTCGCGGGCCTATTGGGCAAACGGTAGCTGAAGGCCCTATTTCAGAGCGCATTATCACGTTTTGCGAGCACCTTTTGGTGCCATCTGGTGTCGGAAAAGGCACGCCGCTGCGCCTCCGTGAGTGGCAAAAGCAGCTCATTCGGGACACTTTCGACTCGGTTGATGAGCACGGAAACCGCAAAGTTAGGCGTGCTTTGTGGTCTGTCGCACGCAAAAACGGCAAGTCGGCGCTCGCCGCGGCGCTGCTTTTGTGCGCTTTGGTCGGCCCGCTCAGCCAAATGAATGGAGAAGTCTACTCCGCGGCGACGACGCGAGACCAAGCGGCCATGGTTTATAAGATGGCCGCACAGATGGTGCGTCTTGACCCGGAGCTAAGCCAGCTTTGCGCGTGCATGGATGCGACAAAACGAATTGTCTGTTACCACCTTGGCAGTTTCTATCAAGCGCTATCAGCCGATGCGCATACGCAGCACGGTGCAAACCCGCATTTCGTGATTTATGACGAGTTGGCGCAAGCGAAAACGCGCGAACTGTACGACGTGCTTGCGACATCTTTCGGCGCACAGGCTAATGCGCTTTTGCTCGTGATCTCGACGCAGTCTAGCGATCCGCAGAGCGTCATGTCAGAGCTGTGCGACGACGCGATCGAACAAGAGCGCGGCTTACTCGATGACCCGACGTTTTTCGGCCGGGTGTTTCGGGTACCAGACGAAGCGGACCCGTGGGACGAGCGCAATTGGGTATTGGCAAATCCGGCGCTTGGTGATTTTAAAGTGCTGGCGGATATGCGCAGCCAAGCCGAGAAGGCTAAGCGCAGCCCGTCAAACGAGGCCGCATTTAGAAACTTGCAGCTCAATCAGCGCGTGGACGGCGCGCAAGCATTCGTGAATTCCACGGACTGGCGCGCATGTGACCACGAAGTGACCGATGAGGAGTTGGCCGGCGTCGAAGCGGTCGGCGGGCTGGACCTTTCCGGGCGGCGTGACTTGACCGCACTTGTGCTGCTGTTTCGTCTTGCCGATGGGCGTGTCGCCGTGCGCGCGTGGCACTGGACACACGCCGAAAACCTAGCGGAGCGGTCTATTCTAGACGCGGCGCAGTATGTGGTCTGGCGCGATAAAGGTTATTTGACCGTTCTCGGAGGTAGGGTAATTGACTATTCGCAGATCGCAGAGCACATCAAGGTTATTCTCGGCCGATATAAGGTAAAGCAGCTACATTTCGACCGCTGGCGAATCCACGAATTCGCACGCGCGCTTGAAGCTGCTGGCGTATCCGCGGCTGTGAAAGCACCGGAGAAAAACCAGAAGCTCGACCTGCTTTTGATCGAGCATGGCCAAGGGTACAAGGATATGAGCCCGGCAATTGATTCGTTAGAAGATTTGGTATTAACGCATCAGTTGCAACATGGTGGAAATCCATTGTTGACCTACTGCATTGCAAATGTTAGGTTGACGCGCGATCCGGCTGGCAACCGTAAATTCGACAAGCGACAGCAAAACAGACGAATTGACGGCGCCGTCGCGATGGCAATGGCAGTTTCAGGGTTAAATAAGCCGGCGGAGATTGAATCGATTGGCCCGAGTGTCTACGAAACGCGCGGAATCCTCGTCTTCTAAAAAGCCGCGTCGCCCGCGTGCTTCGACGGGCGAGCTGCGCCGCGCTACGACACCGGAACAGATCGCAGAGATTCTGCGCCGCGGGCCTAGCACGTCAAGTGGCGCGTATGTTAGCGCGGAATCGGCGATGCGCGTCTCTGCGGTTTATGCGTGTGTGCGCGTACTCGCCGATTCCGTCGCTATGCTGCCGCTTCGCCTTTATGAAGACGGTGGCTTGACCAGTCGCATCGCGGTCGGGCATCCCCTTGACCGGCTTATGAATAAGCGGCCGAATTTTCTGCAAACGCCATTCGAGTTTAAGCGGTTCCTGGTAGGCACGCTGGCGTTGCGCGGCAACGCATATGTGCAGAAATTCATGGTAGGCAGCCGCAATCAGCAGCTGATTCCACTGCACCCGGATCGGGTTACGCCGAAATTCGACGAAACAACGATGCAAGTCGTTTATGAGTACCGCAACAAAGATGGTGTTGTTACTCCGCTGCGGCAGAGCGACATCATGCATTTTCGTGCGTTGTCAACTGACCGGTTTATAGGTTTGTCGCCCGTTGCTGCCGCTGCGGAGGCTATCGGCCTCGCCATGCAGACGGAAAAGCATGGCGCGAAGCTGTTTACCAACGCCGCGCAAGCCGCTGGCGTGCTGAAACACCCTCAATTGTTGTCTGGCGATGCTGCAAAAAGGCTCAAAGAGACGTTTGACGCCGCCTATTCTGGTGCTGATAACGCGCATAAAACCATGCTTCTAGAGGAGGGCATGACCTGGGAAAAGGTCGGAATGACCTCTGAGGAGGCTCAATTTCTAGAAACCCGCAAGTTCCAACGCAACGAAATCGCCATGTTTTTTGGTATTCCGCCGCATATGATCGGCGATATTGACCGTGGAACGAGCTGGGGAAGCGGCATCGAGCAGCAAGGCATCGGCTTTGTGACCTACACATTGTTGCCTTGGCTGACGAATATCAGCCAGGCTTGCGACCGTGATTTGCTGAGCGAACAGGCACAGGATCAATACAGCTATAAATTCGAAACTGACGAATTGACGCGCGCCGACTTCCTCACACGGCAGCAAGGCCGCGAAATCCAGGCGCGCAACGGCGTCATTTCGCCGAATGAGTGGCGCCGCATGGAACGCATGAACCCGCGGGACGATGGCGAAGGGGATTCGTTCCGCGCCGCGAGTTCCGGGTCGGCTCCGGTGCTGCCCAATATGGACGCAATCAAGCAGAAGGCTTTGGCACATGGCATCCCGTCGCGCTAAGAGGGCAAAGCCCCAGGCTAAAGCCGGGCGTCCGTCGCTGCTGGACCAGCGCATCGCGGAGACTGTTCGTGCGCCCGGAATGCGCAGTGAGGCGCAGAGCTTCAAGCGTCCGGAATGGGCGCGATTCGAGGCGTTTGCGTTTGAGGACAACAGCACCGCTGTTATTGATGTCTATGATGTTATCGGCGGTTGGGAACTCAACGCGCAGACGTTCAAGGCGCTGCTGAAAACGATTACAGCGCCGAAAATTCAGCTCAACATCAACTCCCCTGGCGGGTCGGTGTTCGACGCGTTTGCTATGTTTGATGATCTGCGCCAGCACCCGGCGGAGGTGCATGTCCGTGTGACCGGCCTTGCTGCATCGGCGGCGTCGCTGCTCGCGATGGCCGGCGATACGATCGAGATTGCCGACAACGGATTTTTGATGATCCACAACGCTTGGAACGTCGCGGTTGGCGATAAAGCTGAGATGACGTCACAAGCGAAGTTGCTTGGGCAGATCGACACACGATTGGCCAAGACGTATGCGGCGCGCACGGGGCAGGACGTGGCCGACATCGTCGAAATGATGGACTCTGAAACGTGGCTCGACGCGGAGGACGCAACGCGCCTTGGTTTCGCTGATGAAGTTGGCGACGTTGCCGATGCGAAGAATCTGGCTCACGATCTATCATCCTACTCACAGGTTCCGGGCGTACTGACTCGGGCAGCGAGAACCGCAGCAAAGGCTAAGCCCAGCACCAAGGCGCAGCCGAGCACCGCGGGGAATGCTGATCTGGTGGCCGCACTCGCGCGGTTGACCGCCACCCTACAGAGTTAGGACAAACCACATGACCGACATGACCCCTGGTCGCAAGCTTGTAAAGCTTGCGGTGCCGAAGCTTCGCGGCCCGAACGCTGGCCCCCAGCCTACGGCGGACACGGCCGACACGACGCAACGCGATGTCAGCTCCGCGATTGACGGCCTGAATCGCGCTTTCGAGGCGTTCAAGGCCGAGAACGACGCGCGGTTGGCTGCGCTGGCCAAGGGCCGTGACGATGTTGTCACCACGGATAAGGTCGACCGCATCAACAACGAGATTTCGGAACTCGACCGCAGCGTCCGCGCTATGTCTCAGCAGCTTGCCGCTTCGGCTATGCTGGGCGGGGGCAGCGGAAACGGCGGCGAGTCCGCGGAGGACCGCGAATATCGCGCTGCATTCCGCGGATGGATGGGGGGCCGCGTCAGTGACGACGCATTCCGCGCCAAGCGCGCGCCCAGCGCGGCCATGACCACGTTTTCCGATCCGGACGGCGGGTTCTTGGTGTCTGACCCGGTTGTCGGCGCCATGTCCCGCGTCCTCGGGACCGTCTCTGCCATGCGCAGCCTGGCAGAGGTGATTTCGATTTCCAGCCCAGTCTACAAAAAGCCCATGAATCTCGGCGGTGCAACGTCGGGGTGGGTGACTGAGACGGGCTCGCGCGCCAACACGAGCACGCCGCAGCTCAGCGAGCTGGCGTTCCCGACTTTCGAAATCTACGCACAGCCGGCAGCCACGCAAACGCTGCTCGACGACGCGGCGATTGATGTCGAAAGCTGGCTTGGCGGCGAAATCGCTATCGTGTTCTCAGAGCAAGAGGGCTCGGCGTTCATCAGCGGCGACGGCGTGAGCAAACCGCGTGGCATCACCAGCTACACCAATGTTGCCAATGCGTCCTACACCTGGGGCAAAATCGGCTACACGGCGAGCGGCGTCGCGGCTGCGCTCAACGACTCGTCCAACAAGGCATATGACAGTACGATCAGCCTCATTCACAGCCTGAAATCAGGCTATCGCGCTGCGGCCAGCTTCGTGATGAACGACCTGACCACGGCGGCATATCGCAAGGTCAAAGATGCCAACGACAACTACATCTGGCAGCCCGCAAATCAGGTCGGGCAGCCCAGCATGCTGCTCGGCTATCCCGTTGTCACTGACGACAACATGGCCGATATCGGCGCGGGCGCGTATCCCGTCGCATTCGGTGATTTCCGTCGCGGATATGTGATTGTCGATCGCGTCGGAATCCGCGTGCTGCGCGACCCGTACACGAGCAAGCCCTACGTGCTGTTCTACACGACCAAGCGCGTCGGCGGTGGTGTGCAGGATTTCGCGGCTATCAAGCTGCTCAAGATCGCTGCGTCGTAAGCTAACAGCAAACAGCACAGCATAGAGGATTGACACCATGCAGATGATTGACCGGCATAACGAGGCATCGCCTACGGCGCTGATCGGCGCGGCGACGCTTGCGGCTGACAACACACCGGCTGCGGTCGACCTTCGCGGCTATCGGGCTTGCGAAATCTCGATTGCGGTCGGAATCGGCGGCATCACCTTCGACTCCACCAACAAAGTCGAGTTCACGCTGACGCACAGCGACGACGACTCGACGTATACTGCGGTGGCTGACGCAGATATGCTCGGCGTGACCAGCATCACGGATGGCATCATTAAGAGCCTGACTGCCGCGCACGCTGCGGCGGCCGTCTACAGCTACGGTTATGTTGGCGGCAAGCGGTATCTCAAGCTCCTCGCCAATTTTTCCGGAACGCACGACACCGGAACGCCGATTTCAGCGGTCGCGCACCGCACGGCGTCGAACATTTCCCCGGTTGTGTAATAGCGACCTGGTGAAGCACAGAAACTGAGGTGCGCAAATGTGGCTTGAAGTCGGCACGGCACCAGCGGCGACGCTGATTAGTACGGCGGAAGCAAAGTCGCATTTGCGCATCTCGCACACTGACGAGGACACGTATCTAGGAGCGCTTGTCGCGGCGGTGGATAACGCACTAGATGGGCCGAGCGGGTATCTCAGGCGCGCTATTGTCGAGCAAGAATGGGTGTTGAAGCTCGGCGAGTTTCCAGCATATCGGCTGGTCGTCCCACTCCCGCCGCTAATTTCACTCGACAGCGTCACCTACTACGATTTGGACAACGCGTCGCAAACGCTATCGAGCAGCGTCTACACACTGATAAAGCCAGTCGGCGGCGCCGCTTACCTCGAATTAAATGCCACGCAGATGTGGCCAAGCACCTACCAGCGGCCCGATGCTATCACCGTCGCGTTCACGGCGGGATATGCCACGGTACCTCCGGCGGTTAAACAGGCGGCGTTGCTGTTGCTCGGCGAGATGTACGCCGCTCGCGGTGACGACACCGGGGGCTCAATCCAACCGGTGCAATCTAATTTCGGCGGCATGACCACGGCGGCGCAAGCGGCAGCTCGCGCGCTGCTTGGCCCGTATTTGTGGCGTGAGGCCGTGCCATGAGTAGCGGGGGCATGCGCGAGCGCGTCGCGTTTAAGCGCGTTACACGGACAAAGCGCTCCGACGGAGGCTATGACACCAGCACGTCAACGATTAGCACTGTGTGGGCGAGCGTCCAGCCAGTGGCCGCGCGTGAAGGTGAACAAGCAGGCCGACTGTTTGGGTCAACGTCGTATATCATCACCGTATACAGCTCTAGTAAGCCGAGTGATCTAACGACCGATGATATGATTACCTGGACAACTGGCGGCAGTGTCAATTTCAACATTCGCGGAATCCGCCAAGCTGGCCCGCGGGCGAGCTATACCGAGATTATCGCAGAGAAAGGCGCTATCCAATGAAGATGCGCGCCAGACGGTCGGGGGGATCGAGGCTGCGTAAACAGCTGCGCCGGCTAGAGCCGTCATTGCGCATGCCAATCCGGATCGAGATGGACCGCGCCGGCAGAGAGCTTGTTGCCGCGATGGACGCTGGCGCTCCGAAACAGACAGGCGAAATGGCAGAGGCTGCGATATATAAAGTGAGCAGCGACGGGCTTGGCGTCTCGGCGGGCTATTCCGGAAATCAGGTCGGGTTTAAGATGAAGTGGCGCCGGGGCGGGTTCAAAGCCTTGTGGGCGGAATTCGGCACAAAGCATCACGCCGCAACACCGTTTATCCGCCCGGCCTACCGGCAAAAGCTCGGCGGCATCCTGACACGCATTGAGGTCGCTGTTCGCGACGTCATTAAGGGCCTGTAACGTGGCAAATTCTCCCGACATCGCCCTGCAAAAGATCATATATGCTGCGCTAGGCACCGCATTGCCGGCCGTCGATGTTGTCGCGCATCCCGAGCCAGATAAGAGCTGCCCATATATCCAAATCGGCAACAGTGAGGTGCAAGAGGATAATTACGACCGCTTCACGCTGTTGATGTACGTTCATTTTTGGTCTTCGGCCGAAGGGCCGCACGAGGCGAAAACACATCAACAGGCGCTCAGAGATCAATTACACCTCACGAGCACAACGCAAGACGGCTGGCAGCTGACTGCCATTCAGGCGGAATATGAGACTGTAATTCTTGACGAGAACAACGAGACATGGCACGGTATTTCCCGATATCGCGCTTTTGCCTCGACTGGCGCTTAACGAAAACGGAAAGGTCAACAGATGTCCGGTGAAATCGCAGGCAAAGCAATCATTGTTTCGATCAAGAACAACGCGGGGACACCGGCCTATGAGCCTGTGCTCGGCTTGCGCACCCGCGCAATCAAGTTCAACTCCGAGTCTGTCGATATCACGAACGTCGATAGCACCAATCAATGGCGCGAGCTGTTGGACGCAACCGGCATCAAATCGGCGTCCATTTCTGGGGATGGCGTGTTTAAGGACAACACGGCCTCGGAGGAAGTCCGCGAAGCGTTCTTCGCGGGTTCGCACCGCGATTGGAAGTTTGACATTCCTGATTTCGGCGATTTCGTGATGTCCGGACGCATCACGGAGCTGACTTTTACCGGCGGGTACAATGACGCGGTTACTGTCAGCGTAACTATCGAGAGCGCCGGAGAGGTGACTTGGACGGTTGATACGTGATGGAGGATCATGACTAACCGCGGCACGGTGAAGCTCAAAATTGGGGGCGTAAGCAAGACGCTCCCCGTTAAAATCGGGCTTGCACTTGAGATTGAGGATGAGACCGGAATCGGCGTGCTGGCTCTTGTGCGGCAGCTATCTGGCGGCATGGTTAAGTTGCGAGATAGCTTGGCAGTGTTACGTGTGGCACTGCGGTCCAATGGCGAGCACTATGAGGACGCCGACATGCTTGCGATGCTGGAATCAGATGGCATTGTCGGAATCCACAAGGCCGCGTCCTCAATCGTCACTGCGCTATTTAGTGCGCCGGCCGGAAAGACACGCGCGGGAAAAGTCGAAGCGCCGTCGCCGGCAATGCTAGCGGCGTAGGCGCAGATCGGTTTCCCGTCGCGGCGTATGTCGGCGCGGGCGCAGTAATGGGGTGGAAGCCACGGGACGTGTATGCGTGCACCGTGCCTGAATTTTATTGGGCGTGGGACGGCTGGTTAGCGGCGAATTCGGTTCAAAAAGACGAGCCAATGAGCCGCGGTGAATTCGAGACACTACTAAGAGCAGCGGAGGCTAAACGTGGCCGGCGAACTAGAGAAGCTGCTCATTAAGTTGGAAGCGGACACGCTTCAAATGCGGCAAGCGATGCGCGAAGCCGAAAAGAGTGTTGACGACTTCGATAAATCGAGTGGACGCGCACTTGATCGCGCTTCGTCGAAGTTCAAAACGGCTGGGAATGATATTGACGGAGCGCTACGAAAAGCCGGCGCGGCGATTGCCGCCTATATCAGCATCGGAAAAACACTAGAGGCCGTTAGCTCAGCTGGTGCGTTGGCGCGGCAAGCTGAATTGGCCGGGCTATCAACGCAGAAATTCCAGGAATTGGCGTTCGCGGCTTCGCAGGCTGGTATTGCGCATGACAAGTTTAGCGATGCCGCAAAGCAATTCGCGAACAACATATCGGAATTGAAGACGCGAACAGGCGGCTTTTATGAGTTTTTGCGAACGGCGCTTCCTACAGTGGAGGCTCAGATTCGCGGGACGAAAGACCAAAGCGCGGCATTCGATGTTGTCATTAGCGCGATGAATCGACTGCAAAGCGCGGCGGAACGCACGACGCTCGCAAATAAAGCGTTTGGCGGTGGTGGCGAAGATTTGGCGTATGCGTTTCGCAGCGGTGCGGCTGGAATTCGTGCCGCCGCTGATGAAGCGAAAAACCTTGGTGTGATTCTCGACGAAAACGCCATTCGTGCGGCTGCGGAGGCCACGCGGAAATATAACGAATTCACGACCGTTCTTGATACCAAGTTCAAGCAGGTTGTCGTCGGCATCGTCGAGCTATATAGGTCTTTCGCAAGCAATACCGACATTGTGGACGCAAAGACCGGGAAAAGCATTGCCACGGTCAAGAGCGCGTCAGAGGCAATGAGTAGCTATGCCGACTCAGTCAAAAAAGCAGTAGAGGAAACAACGGCATTTGCGAAAGTCGATTTCGTAGGCGGTTTTGCGAAAGCCGCCGAAGCGCTACAGAAGTCAGGCGCCATGAATGGCGACGCACTGAAGTTTGGCGTTAAGATGCCGGATTGGACCACCGAAATTCAATTCGACGCTGCCGACAAATTATCGGCTATGAAGCGCCAGCTATTGGCCGGCGATTCCGCCTATGCACTCGATCTAATCCGCGACGAAACGGCGCAAGAAATCGAGGAAGTGCGGCGCATGTATGCGCAGCATAAGATTACAGCCGAAGAATATGCAGAGGCGCGGAGCGACGCAAATGCGTTGGCGTCTTTGAAGATCAAGAAACACATCGATGAGGAAAACGAGAAAATCAAACAGAACATGGGCGGGGTGTTTTCAGCGATCGAAGCTGGGTTGACCGATCCGCTTCGTGATGCTTTCGACGGAAACATGCAGAGCATGGATAAGTATTTCGGCAGCCTGCTAAAAAACCTGGCTCTTGCGATCAATCAGGCGCTGATTCTCAAACCGCTCATGGACTACGCGTCTAAAGGTATGCGCGGAAGTTGGCTCGCGAGCCTGTTTGCACCGAACGATGGCCGCGCCGCGGGTGGCCCGGTTCTCGGGAATACTGCTTACGTCGTGGGCGAGAAAGGGCCGGAGGTGTTCGTCCCGCAAACCGCCGGAACCGTGATTGCTAATAGCGGCGGCTCATCGGCCGGCGGTGGCTCAGTCGTCTACAATATCGACGCACGCGGCGCCGATACGGGCGTCGAGCAGCGCATCGCTGCCGTCCTCGCTGAGATGGAGCGGCGCCGACCTCCGCCTGTCGCCGCGGTTATGGACGCGCGCCGCCGCTTTCCGACGCGGGGTTGATCGATGGCACTCACGCAACTTCCATCGTACTTAAAGCCGGTGGATGCTCGGCTCGTCGTGCGCAACGCCACCGATGAGCAGAAAAGCGAGATCAATTTGCGGAACCCAGTGCCTTACGGGTTTCGCGAGGTGCTCTTTTTGGAGGCCGCATTTGCGCCGATTGCGGCGGCGTATGTCAGTGCGTTGCAGGCATGGGTGGAGGCGCTTGACGGGCGTGTCACGGCATTCAAGATGCCGATGACTCCGCGAGTGTGGGGCGCCGAATGTTCGGCTACGATAGCCATAAGTGCCACAACAACGCGGGGCTCGGGAGAAATCCCGGTCACGGTAACGGGAACGATTCCGGCCGGCGCGCTGATCGGTGTCGGGGATATCGAGACCACCTATCAGATGTTTGAGGTGCTAGAGGCTGCGACAAGCGCCACAACAGCGCTAAAGGTAGCGCCTCGGGTACGGCACGCCTTCACAACTTCGGCTGCGGTAGTTGTTGGATCGAGCGTTTATGGTCGATTTAAGCTGGCATCGGATGAATCAGGCGGCGTCGCGCTGAGGCTTGACCGCGGCGTTATATCGCTAGCGGCAGTGGAGGCTATATGACTGCGTGGCCATCCATCGCAAAAATACAGCAAAAAGTGCTGCAAGTCGTGGCGCACAGCCGCGGCGTTACTCCATCGGCCGGGTTTCTCCAATACGAAGCCGGAGCTGGCGCACGGTGGCTCGCTAAGCTCAGCGTCGCGCCAATGACCGCGACGGATGCATTTGCGTTTCGCGCGTGGCTGCACAGTCTCCGTGGCCGGAAGCCGTTTTTGCTCGCGGCCCCGAAAGCAAAGGCTGCGGCATCGGTTACGACGGCGTACACTGACTCTACCGAGTTCACGGACGGCACCGGGTTTATTGACTCGACCGACACCGCGGCAGTATCGGCGGTCGCTTTTGGTGGCAGTACGATTGTTGTGGCCGGTGCGACAACAGATTACACAGTCGGCGGCTGTTTAAGCATTGGCGGGCAGCTCGTGCGGGTTGTGTCTGTTACCGACGCGGGCTCGGGAAACGTCACGCTGGAATTTCGCCCGCGCCTCCGCGCTGCAGTCGCAGCCGGCGCAGCGGTTAGGTTCGACGGTGTGTACGGGGAATTCCGTTTAAGTGGTGCAACGCCTGCAGTGCCTCTTGTGCTGGGTGGCCGGTGTCAGGCAATCGACGTGACGCTAGAGGAGTCGTACTAATGCCGGCAGCACCTACCGAGCTTGTCGCCGCGGTGCGTGCAGGGACGTGCGCCCGGCATCATTTCTTCAAAATGACGCACACCAGCGGCACAGTGCTGGCGTGGGATGGCGTGGGCGATTTCGTATTCAACGGCGACACTTACTTAGGCGTGGCCAGCCTCATGGAAATCGGCGGCGTCTCAAATTCGGCCGACATCCAGAACCACGCGGTTTCGGTCAAGCTAAACGGCGTGCCCCTTTCCGATTTCCGCGGCGTTGAACCATCCATTCGCGGGCAAACGGCGCTTCTATATGCGGTGTGGATTTCGGTCGATACCGGAATTGTGCTTGGATACAAGTTGCTGTTTTCTGGACTCGGCGACTACCTCACGACGCGGTTCTCCGGCGACACAGTGCAGCTAGCGGCGAATATCCGGGCACCTCACGCTGATTGGTCGGTTGTTCCGCGGGCATACTACACGGGTGTTGATCAAGCGCGGCTGTACCCCGGCGACACGGGTTGCGATCTGGTGTCGCGCCTTGAAAACGCGGTTATTGCGGGGTGGCAAGCCACACCTGGATCGGTTGCCGATCTGCTTTACTACCGTGCGAACATGTCGCTGTATCGGCATATCGCTGACGCAGACGGCAACCTGTACGGTCATGCGACCTACGGGCCTGTTTTCCAGGTCGGAGGGTCCGGCGAGTTGCTAGGTGCCGACTCGTCAAATGGGTACTATGACAGCGTGCTGACATCAAATCAGGTGACATATCAGTCGCTTGGGCAAGCTATGCTGTGCAACGGCGTGTCAGTGCAGCTCAACGGCAGTGATGAGGCTATTAGCGCAGACGGCAACTATATCACGCGGGCGCACACCGGATCAGCCGGCGATAGGCTGCGGAAAATTGGCACGATAGCTAGCGCCGGAACACCTAGTGCGGATCGGGCAAAATTCGCTACGTATTTCGGAATCGATGTGCCTGTTGACTCCTCCAACTTGCCATCGGGCGAGAATTATAGCGGGCTTTATTTCCCCGCGTCAGGGACACACTATGCGAGGAGAGACCCATCCGGCGCGACGTGGGTTAGCGGCGGCTCAAGCGTTACGCTGAGTAGGATCATGCGTAGCGATGGCGCATTTTATGTAGAGGACGGCACTAGCTACGGGTGTTGTTTTGGTGGTGGCGCAAACCCTTATTTGTATGTTTACAGGGGCGGTTCGACATTTAAAAAGCTGGTCCGGTCGAGTACGGGTGCGCTCGTAACTGAGGACACAGGCGCCAAGGTTGTCGTTAGCGGCGAGCCGGATTCGTATTTGAGGCTGTGGACATGATCGACACGCAAGCCTTTGTGATGCATTCGTTGCGCCCGTGGGATCATGCGAGCTGCAATTGCCTATCCGCAGTCGCCGCGGCTATTTCTGGCTGCCCGAAATTCGAAGCCGCTTTTCGCGCATGGCAAGCTCAGCCGGCAGCGCTGCGCAAGAGGCAAGTGCTCGCGGATCGGCAAGAGCATACGGCAAGGCGATTTGCCGGGGCGTATGGCATCGCTGAGACCGATGCGCCGGATGGGTGGGGTGTTGTGCGTCTAGGTGACAAAGAGGCGCTGGCGCTCAAGTACAGGGGCCGCTGGCTGGTGCGCATGTGGCCGACCGGGATTATTGTTTTGCGGCAACCTGATGTCATCTGTCAAATGGAGTGCGCATAGATGCCGCCCGTTTTAATCCCAATAGCGCTCGCCGTAGCAACCGGCGCGCTAGGTGTTGCGGTTGGCGCGGTGAGCATCGGCGCGGCGTTTGTTTCGGTCGCCGCGACAGCGGTAGCCGCGGGGTATAGCTATCTCACACAACAGCGCGTCAGCGGTACGATAACACCGAGCAGCACGCCGACACTGGAGCAGTCTAATTACGCTGACCAGACGCGCACCGGAAACGCGGCTGCTAACATCAACCTTGCGAGGCCGTTTGCGCTGCGGCAGCCTACCCCGCCGCGGCGCTTTGCATATGGCCGGCTCCGAGTCGGTGGCGCGGTGTTATTCCAGGACGCGGTCAACCCGTATTTGTGCATAGTCTCGGCGCTAAGTGATGGAGAAATCGGGGGAATTGACGCGCTCTATTTAGGTGAGGAGCCGGTTACGCTTGATGGAAGTGGCGACGCTGTGATCGGCACTCGTTACTATGACATGGTGAGCGCCGAGCTAGATTCGATAGGGTCGGCGGCGCAAACGCGTAGCGCGTTGCTATATTCTGTGTTTACCGCCACGGCGTCGAGCTTCCGGCAGCAAGGCATTGCGCGCGGTGTCGTTATGCTGGATTGGGGATCAGACGCAGCACAGCATAATTACGTGTATGGGACCGGCGCTGATCCCGCGTACCTGATTCGCGGGATGAAGGTGCACGACCCTCGGGACGCAACGTGCAGCGCCACGGATTCCAGCACCTGGATTTATAGCGATAATCCAGCGCTATGCGTCGCCCATGCGATGGTCAACGCGTGGGGTGTCGGTGTGGATCAATCCTATATAGATTGGGAATCCGTAGCCGAAGCCGCCGACGCTTGTGATTATGAAATCACGTTCGGCGGATCAGCGTTCAAGCGGTTTACGCTAGCGGGCGTCGTACAATCAGACGTGCCGCTCGCCCAGCAGCTGGCGCAAATGCTCACTACGTTCAACGGCGCGATATCCTATTCTGATGGGCTGTACCGCGTGAAAGCGTTTGAGGGCGGCGACGTAGTCACGACGATAACCGATGACGATATATTGGGTGTGGAGGATTTCTCGCACGAGGCACCTGCAGCAGGCGTATTTAGCGCTATAAAAGCCACGTACTACGATGCAAGCGATTCCGGGCGAAAGTTGGTAACTCCGGTTATTGACCGGGCAACGTATTTTGGCGACTCGGTTGCGCGGGAAACCGCGGTTGATTTACCATTCACGCCTAACGGTTTCAGCGCACAGATTTTGGCCTACAGGCGTTTGGTGGCGTCCCGAACCGAGTTGCCGTTGACTATTCGACTCAGGGACCATTGCCTATATCTGGACGTTGGCGATTTCTTTGCGATCGACTCCGACTCGATGCCGTTTCTTGCCGGCTCCTGGAGAGTGTACCAAGTTGACCTTTCGGGCATCGGATGTATAGTGACCGCGAGAAAATACTTTGCCGACGTGCACGCTGACCCGACATCGTATCTAATCTGAGGAACGACACATGGTTTATCCGTTTTGGTCGACAGCATGGACGGACGGGGTTGCGGTCGCGAAAGCCGATATCCGCAACGGCTTGCGTGACTATGTGCCCACGATTATGACGTTGTCAGGTTTGCAGGGCCTGACGACGCAACAGGCTGCATATGTCCTTGTCTTGCTCGGCACGAATTATGCGCCGACCATGTACAAGTACGACGCCTCCGACACGACAACGGCAGACGATGGTGGCGTTACGTGCATTGTGTCCGCGGATGGCTATCGATACAAACCCCAGGGCAATGCGGTAAAAATCGGCACTGGCACGGTGGCGGCAACGGCCGGAACGAGCACGACACTTTCCGGAGGCACGCTGCGTGAAGTCCTGACAGCGGCGAGGACGTATTACGTCCGGACTGACGGTAGCGATAGCAACACCGGATTGGCCAACACGGCGGGCGGCGCATTTCTGACAATACAGAAGGCCGTCGATGTTTGCTCCGGCATCGACATGCGTGGATACGCCGTCGAGATTGTGGTCGCTGACGGCACATATACAGATGTTGTGGCGATCAATAAGCCTTGGGTTGGCGCGTCAACGGTACAATTGACAGGCAACACGACAACCCCGGCGAACTGCCACATCTCGACCACGGGGTCGGCCCTTATCGTCGGTAACACATCTGGATATTCCGGCGGGCAGGGGATTAGTCTACGCGGATTTAAAATAACATCATCGAGCGGCGACGGAATAAAGGCGGCTCATGGGGCTATTGTATATATCAATGGTAATATCTGCTTTGGCGGGGTTGGTAACGGTGCGTGCATGATTACGGGAACAGGTGGAAAAATCTTCGGTAGCTCCTTCACTATGGAGATATCTGGCAACTGTAACACGGTTTTTCAGCCATCTGCGCTATCCATCATCAACCTATCTTCGATGTCTCTGACACTTACGGGTACCCCGGCGTGGGCGACATCGTGCGCCTATGTAGCGCGCGGCGGCCAATTAGTTGTACACGGCTTGTCGACAACCGGAAGCGCTACGGGGAAACGCTATTCGGTAACCGGAAACGGATCGATTGATACAAACGGCGGCGGTGCGTCGTATTTCCCCGGCAGTGTCGCTGGCACAACAACTGCGGATGCTGAATATGTATAATGAGTCAAGTTACGACCCTTACATGTGGTATTGGGTTATTGGCGACGACAGCACTAGAGCCTGGTCTAGTGCCATGGGGG